CTCTAGTTGAGTCTTGTATTTGTTTATTCATTTGAGAGCGTGATATAGGCATTATCCACCGCCTTGTTGATCTCTCATCATTTGAGCATAATTATACATCATATCATGTTCATCTTGAGTATATTGACCTTGTGCATTCATACCTAAATCTTCTTCCATTAATTTAGAACCATAAACATCTGGACTAAATGTGCTGTATCTAGGTGCTTTTGGGTGTGACGGCACGCTATCCATCATTCTATTTAAAATATCAAGATCAGAAATAAGTCCTGAATTTTGTGGAGGAGGACTTTTAGGGTCTAAACCCATATTACGCATATTTGCCGTATGCCCAGCTCTATTAGCTATGTAATTTCTATAATCATAACTAGGTGGAGCCATTCCATAAAAATTATCATTTGCACGCTTATAACCACCATGTCTAGCTAATTTTCTTTCATCAGCATTTAAAGTATATGGGTCTTTTACTTGCATACCTAAAAAATCTAATAAAGAATTTCCACCTCTTTTAATTAAAGAAAATAGACCTTGATTTATTGGATTATTAATTGTTAAAGGTGAATTAACAGCATTACGAAATGCTGTTTTCCCACTAAGATTACCATAAACATTTTGTGTTCCTGGAACATAATGAGGTGCTATGTAATTATTATAAAATTGTCTTGCTTCTGGTGCAATTACATTTGTTGCAAGATTATAAACAGCTCTTCCTATCATTAAACTAACACTAATTTAAGCAATAAACCTATTACACTTGAAGAAGCTGCTATTAAAATAAATTCTATTCTATAAAGTCTTTTATCTATTGCATCATATCTTTCACTACACGCATCGACATGAGATTCAATTTTTTGATCTACTGAAGCTACTGTAGTTTTAGGCATTATGCTGTTCCGAATAGATTGTTATACATTGTAGGATTATTAGTACTTAGATAATCTTGATAATCCTGTGAATATTTTTGTCCTTCAAAAGGTGTGTCTAAATAAGTTTGATAATCTGTTGTATACATATCTCCACTAAATCCAGGTGAAGAATATTGATTATACAGTGTTGAATAAGGGTTGTAAGGCATTGAATACATTGGTCTTTGATTGTAATTTTGACCACCATACATGCCGTAGAAAGGTGAACCATACATTGAAGGTGAATATCCGCTACCCATGTTGCCGTAGAAAGAACCAATGCCACCTGCATAAGGATTCAT